CCTGCCTATATTGACCCAAACAAGCGTGGATTTTGAACTTTTTGATGATAAAGGCGAAAAATGACAACTATATTGGAAAGCGTTCCGGCCGCGCCTAAGCCAAAACTGATGGGGAGTTTAGAACCCAGGGTGCACACGCCTTACCTAGAAGGCAAAACAATTAGCCGGGAAGTTGAGAAGTTAGCCGAGCAGATAGGCATGCCGTTAATGCCCTGGCAAAAATTCATTCTGGCTGACATGATGAAAGTAAATAGCGACGGCAACTTTCGCCGCAAAACTAATTTACTTCTGATCGCTAGACAGAACGGCAAAACGCACCTGGCGACGATGCTTATCTTGTGGAACCTTGTAAATGGCAAACGTGTAGTCGCGCTTTCTTCTTCTCGGCTTATGGCCCTGGATACTTACCGCAACGTAGTCCACATTATTGAAAGTAACGATTTCCTTAGAAAACAATTAAACGGCAAAGCCAGAATGGCTAATGGCCAAGAGCATGTAAGTTTTAAAAATGGTGGTCGCTACGAAATAGTTGCGGCTACTAGAGATGGCGCCCGTGGTCGAAATGCAGATTTCCTATTTATTGACGAATTACGCGAAGTCAGCGAAGAAGCGTTTAAAGCGGCCACTCCCCTTACACGATCTAAGGCAAATGCCATGTCGCTTTATGTATCAAATGCTGGCGATGGGTTTTCCACAGTTTTAAACGGCCTAGTCGAACGGGCAAAGACTTATCCGCCGGAAACCTTTGGTTACTACGAATATTCGGCTAATCCTTTTTGCAAGATAGACGACCGCCGAGAATGGGCTAAGGCAAACCCGGCACTGGGCTACACAATTACCGAGGAAACCCTAGAAGAAGCCGTAGCGACTTCGACAGTGGAAACTACAAAAACTGAAATGCTTTGCTTGTGGATAGATAGCCTTTTAAGTCCTTGGCCACACGGCATTTTAGAAGCCACTGGCGATTCTTCTCTTAAGTTTGCCGCAGATGGGCGTTTAACCATTTTCGCCTTTGACGTTGGGTTATCTCGGCGCAGTGCCAGCCTTGTAGTCGGCCAATTACTAGACGATGGCCGCGTTGCAGTTGGAATTCTCAAAACTTGGGAAAGCCAGGGCAACGATGTGGATAACTTGAGGATAGCCGCCGACATAAAAGAAAAATGCGATGCCTATCGGCCACAGATGGTTTGCTTTGACAAATACGCCACGGCTTCAATAGCCGAGCGCCTTAGTAACGCTGGCGTCGTTTGCAATGACATTTCCGGGGCGGCTTTCTACACGGCTTGCGGTGATCTACTAGATGGCCTTGTAAATAATCGCGTAGTCCATGCAAACCAAGAATTATGGGTTAGCCACATGAATAACTGCGCCGCCAAAACTAACGATTCTGCCTGGCGTTTAATCAAAAGAAAATCTTCGGGGCCTATTGATGCCGCAATTGGAACGGCTATGGTTGTTCACCAACTTATAAAGCCACAAAGTCGGCCAAGTATCATAAGCATCTAAACCGACACGCTAAGCGCGTAATACCACGGCTTTTTGACAAATATGCTTGACAGGTTGAAAAAATTCGTGCATGGCGATTCTGGACTTCTTTGGCGTGCGTTCCAAAGCTTCGCCAACCCGTAAAGCCGAAGTAAAAGCGCAATACGCGCCAGCCGTAATGGATTCACCATTTTCTACATTTTTCGGCGCAAATAATTATGGCGGTTATAACAATTACGCAAATGCGTTAGTTCGCCAAGATGCTATGGCAGTTCCAACAATTGCAAGATGTCGTTCTTTAATTTGCAACACTATTGCCGGAATTCCTATGCAAATGTATTCGGCCAAAACTGGCGAAGAATTACCCAACTTAGTTTGGGTAGATCAACCTGATATACGTCAACCACGAAGCGTTACAATTGCCTGGTTGGTTGATAGCCTTATGATGTATGGCGTCGCTTATCTTCGTGTAACGGAAGTCTACCAAGATGATAATCGGCCAGCGCGGTTTGAGTGGATACAAAACGATCGCGTAACAGTTAAATATAATAGTTTAAATACCGAAGTCGATTATTACACAATAGATGGCGGTAATCGTTTGCCTATGTCGGGCCAAGGTTCTTTGGTTACATTCCAGTCATTAGATCAAGGCTTATTAATTAAATCTGCTAACACAATTAAATCTGCGCTAGATGTTGAGAAGGCCGCGGCGGTAGCGGCGCAGACACCGATGGCTACTGGCTATATTAGCAATTCCGGGGCTGACCTTCCAGATGCACAAGTGCAGGGAATTTTAGCAGCTTGGAAAACGGCACGACAAAATCGCGCTACTGCTTATTTAACTTCTACTCTTTCTTATACCCCAGTTTCATTTTCGCCAAAGGAAATGCTTTACAACGAAGCCAAACAATATTTTAGTTTGGAACTGGCACGTGCTTGTAACGTAAGTGCTGACATGGTTGATGCAGAAATGCAAAAAAGCATGACTTATCAAAACGTATTAGAACGCCGTAAAGAATTTATGGTTTATACACTGGCGCCTTATATCTGCGCTATTGAAGATCGCCTAAGCATGGATGATTTATGCGCGCGAGGCACAAAGGTTCGCTTTATGGTTGATGAAACTTATTTGCGTGCAGATCCAGCGGCTCGCTTGGCAGTAATTGAAAAACTTTTAACACTTGGTTTAATCACAGTAGAACAAGCGATGGAAATGGAAGATCTAACACCAGAAGGAAGTGAGTCGAAAAATGCAACTGACGTTTAGCAGTCCAATAGAAGCGGCCGATGCTGGCCGACGTATTATTTCTGGCGTAGTCGTGCCGTTTGGCAAAGTTGGTAATACTTCAATAGGGCCCGTTGTATTTGAGCGCGGTTCTATTGCGATTCATGATGGAACGAAAATAAAACTGCTAGCGCAACATCGACCAGATGATCCGATAGGCCGCGCTCAATCCTTCCAGACTACCGACGATGCAATTTATGGACAGTTCAAAATTTCCGCATCGCAAAAGGGCACTGATTATTTAATAATGGCTAGCGAAGATTTAATTGGTGGTTTAAGCGTAGGTGTTGATGTAATTGCATCGAAACCAGGTAAAGATGGCACGTTATACGTTCAACAAGCAATACTAAAAGAAGTTTCTTTAGTCGAATCACCTGCTTTTGCAGATGCCGTCGTAACTAAAGTCGCGGCAAGCGAAAGCGAAACCGAAGAAAACCCAACCCAACCAGAAAATGAAAGCGAGGCCATCGTGAGCGAAGAAACTATTGCACCCGAAGCCGTAACACCCGAGGCACCGGCCGCAGATGCGGTTGAAGCTTCACGCCCAACAGTCAAAGCATCTACACCTTACATGTCCCAAACAGTGCGCCATGGAATTACTTCTATGGGCCGTTACACAGAACACAAAATTAAAGCATCGCTTGGAAATGATGAGTCGCGCCTATGGGTATCTGCGGCAGATGATTCATTTACAACAAACCCTGCGTTTTCTCCTAATCAATATCTACGCGACGTAGTTTCTAATACAAACTTTGGCCGTAGCACAATTGATGCGTGCACTAAGGCAACCCTGCCCCGTGAAGGCATGAACGTGATAGTTCCTACTTTGGTTACAAGCGGCGGCGGCGGAAACGGCGTAGCACCAGTTGTAACAGTAGAAGCAGAAGCAGGTGCGGTTCAAAATACAGGCATGGTTACTGAATACATGACTGCAACAGTGGCTAAATATGCAGGTATGAACACAATGAGTATTGAACTCATCGAGCGTTCTGGCCCTGCGTTTTACGATCAACTAACACTGCAACTACAACGCGCATATTTGAAGGCAACAAACCAAGCGGCTATTACTTACCTAACTGCTAACTCAACAAACGCGGCTACAACTGCGGCTACTGCGGCAGGTTTGATTTCCTACGCAAGCACAGAACCAGTAGCGGCTTATGCCGGAACTTCTTACTTCGCGCAAAACTACGTAGGCGGAATTTCACACTGGTCAACACTTCTTGGCGCTACCGATACAACTGGCCGACCAATCTTTAATGCTAACTATCCAATGAACGCTGGCGGAGTTGCATCGCCTACCGGGATTAAGGGCAACGTGCTTGGACTTAACTTCTCGGTTGATGTTGATCTACCTTCAACAACTATCGATGGTTCTGCTTTTATTATTACACCAGAAGCAGTAACAATTTTTGAAAGCCCAACTGCTTACATGTCCGTTAACGTCGTTTCTAACTTGCAGGTCCAGGTAGCCATTTACGGCTTCATGGCACCACTTGTAACAATGACACGCGGAATTAGAACCTTCAACCTAACCTGATAAATAGGGCAAACCAATAGATGCCGTTACTCCCCTAGTGCCCTTGGGGAGTATCGGTCTAACTACGAAAGGAATCGCGCATGGCTGCCACTTATGTAACTGCCGCAGAGTTAAAAACTAACTTAGGTATCGGCACCCTTTACGACGCGACCGATGCCGTAGAAACAGTTTGCCAAACCGCAGAAGATTTATTAAATGAATTTCTTTGGTTTGACTCTTATCCGGTTGTAGGCGCTGGCTTGCAAAACAACGTAGCCACTTTGGTTATAGCGGCGCCCCTATCATTCGTAACTGGTCAGACAATTACGATTAGTAACTGCGGCACCATTTATAATGGATCTAAAGTAATTACATCTACTTGGCCATTTACAAATGGTTCTACTACATTTCCTTCGCTTTTTAATTTTCCTTATACCCAGGGCATTTTTCCTTTGGGTTATTCAATCATTCAATTTGCAAAAACAAATGCAAACGACAATTACCACCAAATAGTTCCGTATGGCAAAGCTTTGGGAGTAGACACCAAAAGCACTGGATACGCCGCTACTGGTGCTATACGCCAAGCCGCGCTGATTCTGGCGTCTGAAATATGGCAAGCCAGACAGTCCAGCCAAAATAACGGAATGGCCTTAGATGGCAGTATTTCGCCTTGGCGCATGTCGAATTCCTTAATGGCGAAAATCAGGGGCCTTATTGCGCCCTATACATCGCCCCGGTCAATGGTTGGTTAGAAATGGTTGCCGTTACAGCCCTTCGTGCCACCTTGGCCGCCGCTTTAACTAACGCGTCGGTTTGGTCAATTTTCTCATTTCCACCGACAAGTCCTATTGCCAACAGTGTTTATATTCAACCCGACGACGAATATTTAACTTTTTCGAATAATAAATACGACACAGTAGGGCCAACTGCAAATTTTAAAATTGTTATGGTCGTTCCGATGTTTGATAACCAGGGCAACTTGGCAGACATAGAAGAATTTATGGTGGCAGTAGTAAATAAATTAGCAGACTCAAATCTTAACTATCGGGTAAGCAATATGTCAGCGCCTATGGTGCTTGGACTAGAGCAGGGCCAGATGTTAAGCGCAGAGTTATCCGTTTCAATCGTTACCGAATGGAGTTAAAAATGTCAGACACAACCGCAGAAAATTTGGCTTTCTTGAAGAAGATCGGCCAATTACCAGAAACCGAAAAATCCCAACCAGCACAGAAAGTAGAGGAAAACTAAATGGCCGTATTCCTAAACGCCGCATCCGTTAAAATCAATGCAATAGATATTACAGATCACGTTACAAGCGCAACTTTGACCCAATCCGCAGACGAATTGGAAATTACTGCACTTGGCGACTCATCCAGAAAATATGTAGCCGGGCTCCAAACTGGCACGTTAGATTTGGAATTTCTAAACGACTTTGCCGCGTCAAACGTATGCGCAACACTTCAAAGCGCAATTTATACAACAGTAACCGCAAAGCTTGTGCCAGGGCCAGGAACTACTATTAGCGCAACCAATCCGCTATATACAGTTTCAATCTTGATAAATAACCTAACACCAATCGCTGGTGCCGCTGGTGAAATGTCTAGTTCTAGCCTGTCCTTTACCTGCAATAGCACAATCGTTCAAACAACTTCTGGAACTTGGTAAAAACTAACTAAAGAAAAGGGTGCAAAATGGCAAGGATAAAAATAACTAAAATAGATGGCAAGGTTATTGAACAAAAGATAACCCCTAGCATCGAGTATGCGTTTGAAATTTGGAAGGGCATGGGGTTCGCTAAAGCGTTCACCACAGAACAAAAGCAGACAGATGTTTTTTTTCTTGCCTGGGAGGCTTGCCGCCGAAATCCAGAATGGGGCACCATTAAAACTTTCGGCGCCGAGTTTATCGACTCACTTGAAAAAGTAGAGATAGTAGACGACGAAGCCCCAAACGAATAGAGCGTAATTCCGTAACTTACCTAATTGCCGCACTGGCAGTAGAAACAGGAATTGCGCCAAATGACTTACTTGCATTAGATCGAAGAATGATAGATGCGATGCTTATGGTTTTAAGCGATAGAGCGAAGGCGGTGAAGCGTGCCAGTAAAAGTTAAAGGGCTGGTGGAAGTCCGCAAAGCCATGCGCCAATTGGCACCAGATTTAGATAAAGAACTGACCAAAAACGTGCGTTCTATTTTAAAGCCAGTAGTCAAAACTGCCCGTTCTTACGCTACTTCTAGAATTCCTGGCCTATCTGGCTGGACTTTTAGCGGCCGCGGCAAAGCAATCAGCGCTGGCAATTCAGCATTTAGAATAGGCACATTTCCAAAATATAATGCTAGCGAAGTGCGTGCTGGCATTAAGTATTCAGTGCGTAAATCACGGCCAAACTTAAAAGGTTTCACGGCCCTTTACAGAATTGTGAACGAAAGCAGAGCAGGTAGCATTTACGAAACCGCCGGGCGCTTAAATTTTGGCGGCTCGGAACGATCTAAATCTAGTAACCCAAATGCTGGCTATCATTTTAACTTGGCCCTTAACACTAATTCGCCATTAAAAGGCGATGGCAAATTGCGTGGCCGTTTGATTTACCGGGCTTGGTATGAAGATAACCAGAAGGCTACCAAAGCCGTTTTACAGGCCATAGATTCAACAACCGAAAAGTTTGCTAGATATGTAACCAATAGCAAATATCGTTCTTATTCTTCTAAGGCCGCATAATGGCAACTAATACATCTAAGGTTTTTATTGACATTATTACGCAGTTCACTGGAACTAAGAGCGTAAAACAAGCCGAAACGTCATTTAACAAATTAGCCAAAAGTATTGGCCGCGTTGTAAGCGTCGCGGCTATTGAAGAATTTAGCCGTAGATCCGTTAAGGCATTTTTAGCCGACGATGCGGCGGCCAAACAATTAGAAAAAACCCTTACAAACCTTGGCATTTATTTCGATGCTGGCGTGCTATCTAAATACATTCAGGAATTGCAAGACACTACTGGAGTTCTAGACGATCAACTGCGCCCGGCATTTCAATCTTTAGCCGTCGCCACCGGGGACTATACAAAGGCACAAGACTTATTAAACACTGCGTTAGATGTCAGCCAGGCAACTGGAAAAAGTTTAGGTGCGGTATCAACGGCGCTAAGTAGGGCATACCTAGGAAATTACACTGCGGTAGGAAGATTAGGGGCTGGCATATCTAAAGCCGAAATAGCGGCAGGCGATTTTAACGCTATTCAAGATAAGTTAAATAAAAACTTTGGTGGTTCTGCCGCGGCGGCGGCTGATACTTATGCTGGACAATTACGAATACTTAAAGCCGCTTTTGAAGATGTGCAAGAAACTATTGGCAAAGGTTTCGTAGATGCTTTTACTACTTTAATTGGGCCAGATGGTTCGGCTACACAATTTGCGGACTCGTTGAAAGATGCAAGCCTTTATATTGCCGACATAATTCGGGGCCTTGGCATAGTAGCCGCCAAATTAAAACCTATTGAATCATTTTTCCAGAAATTTACAGGCGCAGGGACAGTTCAAAATATTCCAGTCCTTGGCTCATGGCTAACAATTCTTAATGACATAGGAAAAACACAACGCGAACTTTCTGCAAGCTTTATGGGTGCATCGCCAGAGCCAGCACAAATTGGTTATGCCAAATTAGCGCAGGATAAGAAAGCCTTGGAAATAGCCAAAAAGTTAGCCAAAGAAGAAAAGAAGAAGGCAGACGCGGCTAAGAAAGGCGCTAAAGCCGCCGCAGATAAACTTAAAACCGAGAAGGCTAATGCAATATTAAATGCCGCAGGTAAGGTATTAGATATTGACCAGGCGCAAATTCTTGCGGCTTTGACCAGGGATATAACTAGCGCTGATAGAGATCGTTTGCTTTTGCAACAGGCGCTTTTAAATGAGAATTCTGACGCCGCTTTAAGGTTATCTCAAAAGATTATTAAGACCCAATTGGATGCAATAGCCCTTGGCGCCCTAGATCCCCTATCTGGTTGGAACTCATCTATTGCCGATGTTATAAATAGCCTAATTGCCCTACAAAACGAATTAGCCAAAATAAGCGGTGTAAAACTTACAGGTTCTCAAATGCTAGCGGCTGACTATGCCGCGGCCTTGATAGATGAAATTGACCCTTCTTTTGATTTAAACACTAAAGAAATTGAAGATTTTTTAAATTCTTTAATAGATAGCAGTCTGGGAAACACTTCCGCCGGAACTGGATACGTAGATGATTTCATGCGTAGAAATCCAAGCACTGGTGCGCTATCTAATACAAATCCAGTAACAGTAAATGTTTTAATTGATCCTAAAGATTTAACCACAGTCGTTACAAGTGGCCAACAAAACGAAACCGCTTCTGGAATTGTGGTAGGAACTAGTCGAATAAATAAATACCCTGGTGGAACTGGCTTCTAGTGGCTTACCTACCGCAAATAAAAGTAACAGTAAATTTTACCGACGGGCCAGTTTTTGGCTACCCTTTTACCCTGGATTCTACCGAGCATGGAATATTGGGAACAAATGTCTTGGCGGATAATGCGGCAGATGTAATAGACGTTTCAGACCAAGTAATAAAAATCAGCACTAAAGGTGGATTTAACTTAATTCAAGATAACTTTGAATTATCTACTGCATCGGTTCGCGTATTAGATCCAGACGGCACGTGGAACCCCCAAAATACTTTAAGTCCACTATTTGGAAAACTCTTACCTTTACGCAAGGTTCAAATCAGTGCGGTTTATGAAGGCATCGAATATTACATTTTTAGCGGTTACACCCAGGCTTACAATTATTCTTACCCTAAAGCAGACCAGGTAATTGGTTATGTCGATTTGGAGTGCACCGACGCCTTTCGCCTATTCAACCTTGCCAATATTGCCGCAGTTACTGGGGCGGCAGATGGACAAGATACGGGAACAAGAATTGACAAAATCCTAGACACCATCGACTGGCCAAACTCAATGCGCCTTATTACAACTGGCGGCTATGAAACAATTTGCCAAGATGATCCGGGGACTAATAGAACTGCCCTTCAAGCTTTGCAAATGGTGGAGTTCACGGAACAGGGCGCTTTCTATTTGACCACCCAGGGTTCTGCCATATTTAGAAGCCGCCGCGAACTCATGGCGCTATCTGGTCAAAACCCAACTATCTTTAATAATGACGGCAGTGCCATAGGTTATAACGGGATTACCTTTGCGCTGGATGACAAACTTATTATCAATGAAGCAAGCATCCAAAATATTGGCGGCGTCGTTCAGTCGGTTTTTGACGCGGACTCCATCGCTACCTATTTTCCACACACCCTAACCCAACAGAATGTATTGGCCCAAACCGACACCGATGCCCTAAATATTGCCCGGAACTACGTCGCCACCAGGGCTTTTACAAGTATCCGCATCGATAGCATCCGCCTAGATTTATCGACGCCAGACTATAACGACGGCATTATTGCTGGCCTTAGCCTGGACTATTTTCACACAGTTCAAATAACCAATGAAGCCCAGTCCACTGGGGCTGGCTATTCGACCATAACAAAGACCTTGCAGGTAATGGGCGTAGACCATGAAATTACGCCCAACACTTGGAATGTCGTAATCACTACTAGCGAACCAATTGTAGGTTCGTTTATTTTAGACTCAACCATCTACGGGGTTATAGGCGATCCAAACCGCCTATCCGTTTTGGCTTACTGATAGGAGATAAAAATGGGAATTACTGGCTTTGCTTATAGCACTGGCGACGTGCTTTCTGCCGCCGACATGAACGCGCTAGTTCAATTCGACGTTAGCACCAAGACCGCCGATTACACGGGTGTATTAGCAGACTCTTATCAAAGCTTGATAGTTATGAATAAGGCAACTGCTATTGCATTTAAAATTCCTACCGATGCCAGCGTTGCCTATCCAACTGGCACAGTTTTAACTATTTTAAATATTGGTGTGGGTGTTTGCACAATATCTGCCGTAACGCCGGGCACAACAACTTTGGCAAGTGCCGGGGCTACCAGTGCTTCGCCTACCTTGGCCCAATACAAGAGCGCCGCGTGTTTGAAAATTTCTGCAAATAACTGGGTAATCGTGGGTGCTATCGCCTAATGATAGGTAATGCTATTGCCGGATTCTTAGGAGAAGGGGCTGCCCCAGCCGCCTCAAACTCTTTTGAGTCTATTGCAACCATAAACATAAGCGGTTCTAATAACTTTAGTTTTACTTCGATTCCTTCGGGCTTTACGCATTTACAACTTCGCACAACTGGCAAAATAAATGGCACAATGAATTTACAATTTAACGGTGATACGACTGCCAACTATTCAAACCATTACCTTTATGGCGCTGCATCTGCCGCTGGCGCAAGCGCCGACATATCGGCTACCGACATTAAATTTGGTTACGCTGGTGGAGATACTATCGTTCAGGCTGGTATTATGGATATTGTTGATTATCGTTCGACAAACAAAGCCAAAACAGTTAAATATTTATTTGGACAAGAAAACAATACAGCAGGTGCTATCTGGATTGCTTCGGGTTCTTGGTTTAAGACTCCAGAAGCAATAACAACTATTAGAGTTTTTAGCACTTTTAACTGGGCAACAGGAAGCACTATCGCACTTTATGGGGTGAAATAATATGGCTGCTGGTTCTACTTATACTCCTATTCAATCTACAACACTTGCATCTGGAAATACTGGCGTTACTTTCTCAAGCATCCCAAGCACTTATACAGATTTAATAATTGTGGCTTCTGTATTGCCAAGTAGTAGTATAAATCTAAATTATCAAGTTGGTAATGGAAGTTTAGATACTGGCACAAATTATTCATACAACAGATTATATGGAGATAAAACTACTGCGACAGCAGATCGGGGAGCCACAACAGCCAACAGCCTCGGCAACTGGGGTGTTGCGACTTCATCCTCGACCAGAACAATTTTAATAACACATTTCCAAAATTACGCAAATACAAGTTCTCACAAAATTTTTCTTACTTCTGTTGCCGATAGCACTTTTGATTATGTTGGTTTAGTCACTTCATTATGGAGAAGTAACTCTGCCATTGACATAATAAAGTTAAATGCCAGCGGCAATATGAGCGCTGGAACTGTGGTTACTCTTTACGGAATTGCGGCTGCATAATGCCTAATACATATACACTAATAACTTCAACCACAGTTGGAAGCGGTGGAACTGCTGCTATTACTTTATCTAGCATCCCAAGCACTTATACAGATTTACTAGTCAAAATATCTGGTAGGGGACTTCAAAGCGGCGTTCAAACCACTTACGATTTACGATTTAATGGCAGTTCTGCAAATTGGGATTCTTCCAACGCAAGAATTTATGGAAATGGCGCAGCAGCCACAAGTGATTCAACATCGCCACCATATTTATTCGCCACAGGAACTACCGCCACTGCTAATGTATTTTCCAATGATGAGATTTATATTCCGAATTATACAACTGCGACATTATATAAACCCGTTGTAACTTATACCGCTGCTGAAACAAACGCAACAACCCAATATCTTGGAACTCAAGCAGGAAACTGGCAAGACACAGCGGCTATTACATCTATTACTTTAACTGGAGTAATTAACAATTTTATACAATATACAACAGTTTATTTATACGGCATAGCAAACTCATAAGGAGAAAATAATGACAAAACTAACACGCACAGAAGTTAATTGCGAAACAGGCGAAACTTCTATTATTGAATTAACTGATGCTGAAACTGCTGAATTTGAAGCGGCAAAGGCTAAAGCCGAAGCAGAACAAGCGGCTGGCGAAGCTTTGAAAGCGCAAGCACAAGCCGACAAAGAAGCAATAGCGGCCAAGTTAGGGCTGACAAGTGAAGAACTTGCCAAACTATTTGCCTAATACACCAGAAGCCATGGTAAATATTGCCCTTGGCGAAGTAGGTTATGTAGAAGGCCCAAAGGATAACGAAACCAAATATGGCGCTTTTACTAAGCATAATTTTCAGCCATGGTGCGGCAGTTTTCTTATGTGGTGTGCCAAGAAGGCTGGCGTTACTATCCCAAATGTCGTCAGCGTTATCGATGGCATGAAAGCATTTCAAGAATTAGACCGACTACGCGAAAAGCCAAGAGTGGGTGATCTAGCCTTTTTTAACTTTACTAAAGGGCCAATACCGCAACACGTCGGCTTAGTGGTAGAAGTTAACCAGGCAAATGTGATTACTTGCGTCGAAGGAAACACTAGTTCAAAGAATCAGGCAAACGGTGGACAAGTAGAGAAGAAGGCTAGGGCTACTTTATTCGTGGTCGCCTATGGCCGCCCTAAATATACAAAGCCGGAATTAGTGAAAGAAGCGACCAGTGCCAATAACTAATATTTTTACAGTAACCACAACAAGGGGCATAGTTGTAGCGGCTAACCGGGCAGACCAGGTAGTCCAACTACATAGTGCCAGTGGCACAATTTATATTGGCGGCCCGAACCTAACTACCGCTAATGGATACCGACTAGATAACGGCGATAAATTGCAAATTCCATTATCGGACTTGGAAGATTTATATGCCGTTGCAAGTTCTGGAACGGCCACGTTATACGTGTTCGCTACCATTAACTAAGGAGATAAAAATGAACGCAAAAATACAAGCGATAGTAATGTCCTATCTACGCACTGCCCTATCTGCAATTCTCGGTGCTTACATCGCCGGGCAAACAGATCCAAAGCTTCTTGGCTCTTTGGCTTTATCAGCCGTAGCAGGGCCACTACTTCGCGCCCTTAACCCAAAGGATGCCGCGTTTGGAAGAACTGCAAAATAAAAAAAGTAATAGCGGTAGGGCTAGGGTTAGTTTTAACCTTGGCCCTATCTTCTTGCGAGCGCTATGACGGCTATACACGCTACCCATGCCAGGAATACGCTAATTGGAAAAACCCAGAGTGCCAAAAGCCAGAATGTTTAGTTACTGGAACCTGCACCGAAGATTTAGTAGGCGGCATAGTGAAAGGACACCAATGAGCGAAAAGCGCATGGGGCCAGAAGATATTAAAGCCAGGCTTATCTTGTTTATTGGCGTTACCCTTTCGGTGGTTTTCTTTATAGTTACCCTAGGCATCGTTTATGCCCTGATATTTGTAACCCAACCAGTAAGTGCCCAGGCGCCCAATGACGCGGCTTTTATTGATTTACTTAAAACCCTAGCCATATTCTTAACTGGTTCCCTTGGCGGCGTATTAGCGAGCAATGGGTTAAAGGACTCAAAAAAGGATAAACCAGCGCCCTAGCGTGTCGGTTCTTGACGGGCCTTACCCTTAAATGCGACCCTTAACCTGCTTGGAAATACCAGG